TATCGCTCTTGCAGGCACTGGCGTCGGTAAATCTTTGTTTATGTGTCATCATGCTAGTTCTGTTCTTTTAGAAGGTAAGAACGTCTTATACATAACTCTTGAGATGGCAGAAGAAAAGATTGCAGAACGTATTGATGCAAATCTTTTAAACGTAAACATACAAGAGATTGTTGATTTACCAAAACCAATCTTTGAAAGTAAGGTGACTAGTCTTGCAAAGAAAACGCAAGGGTCACTTATTATCAAAGAATATCCAACTGCATCTGCACACTCAGGTCATTTCAAGGCTCTACTCAATGAACTTGCATTGAAGAAAGCTTTTAAACCTGATATTATATTCATTGATTATCTAAACATATGTGCATCCTCACGTTATAGAGCAGGGTCAAATGTTAATTCGTACTCCTATATTAAGGCGATTGCAGAAGAACTTCGAGGTCTCGCTGTCGAAGCAAACGTCCCGATTGTTTCCGCAACTCAAACAACTCGTAGTGGGTTTGCTAGCTCTGATGTCGATCTTACTGATACCTCTGAGTCATTCGGTCTTCCCGCTACTGCTGACCTTATGTTTGCTCTCATTAGTACAGAAGAATTGGAAGGATTAGGACAGATAATGGTCAAACAACTTAAGAACAGATACAATGACCCAACATATAATCGGAGATTTGTTATTGGAGTTGACCGAACAAAAATGAGACTATATGACTGTGAACAACAAGCACAGGATGATTTACTTGACAGTGGCCAAGAGGTAGAGTATAATAATGAAGATAAAACAACAAAGAAATTTGCCGAGTTTAAGTTTTAAAAATGTCTGGAGATTACAACACACACAACGACCAACAAGAAAACATCAACTATACAGACCATACCGTTGACCTTTCTAAGTACGCTATATTCGTGGATGGTGTCACATCCGATCCCAGTAAGGATTATCAATCTTTTGTTGAAAGTTTGGATGACCTTGACGGACAGGGTTCCAATATTCACAGACTTCTTACTGCTGCTGTTGGTGTTAGTGCTGAGGGTGGTGAGTTTATGGAGATTGTTAAGAAGATGGTTTTCCAAGGTAAACCTTGGGACGACCACAATCGAAAACATCTTGTTATTGAGTTGGGTGACGTTATGTGGTATGTAATGCAGGCGTGTATGGCACTTAACATTACACTTGATGATGTAATCGCTGGTAACGTTGAGAAGTTAAAGAAGAGATATCCAGGCGGAGAGTTTGATGTATTCAAATCAGAAAATCGTGCAGTAGATGATCTCTAAATAACTAAGATTATATTTCATAAAATAGGATGGCGTCAAGAAATGAAGGAGATATTATGGAGGGGATATTCTCTATAGGTCTTGCTGACTTGTTTGCTAATAATTCTGTAAGTAAAGGTAGAGTTAATACTGTTCGTGCAAAGATAGATACAAAATTATTTCAAACAGGAGCTTTTGAATATCAATATTCATCAAAAGAAGTTCCACCAGACCCAGATATTGTCGCAATTAATCTAAGTGTAAGATTAAAAGAGGTAAATGTTTGGGATGCGTACGGGCCTGCGTGGAAGATGATGTATGATAGAGTTGGTGATGTTGGTAACTTAGATAATAAAATACAACAAATAATTACTATTTTAAATACAAATTACAGACAAAAAATTACAAATGCGAAAAATAAATGGTTAAAGAATAATCAATCAGATGAGGTTGTGGTTGATATTATGGCAGATGGTATGGAGGGTGAAAAAAGTAAGGGTACGCTTAAAGGTGATGTCATGGTTAAAATCAATATGAATGGTGAAAATATCATTGATGAAGAGATGATTTTTTCTGTAAAGTCTGGTAGTACAACAGTTCAAGGTGGAAGCCCTCTTCAAGGATTATTAAATATCGTTGATATGTTAGGTATCAAGATGCCACAGAGGGAAGCTAGATATCGTGAACTTCTTGGAGATTTATTATTTAACGCTAGAACAGAAGCTGAAAAGAGAGCAAAGGCGAAGTTAAGTACAATGTTTTTTGAAGATGTAATGAAGGGTATGGATACTGCATCTAGAAGTAATCCAAGAAAATTTAAAAAACAGATGTTTAATATTTTTAGAAGTGTAACCTTTGGTCAGGATTTAGCTGACGTAATTGATGTAGATAAAACAACTATCAAAGAAACAACTCCTGATTATATTAATGAGTTAGAATCAACAACAGGTAATTTAAGAGTTGAAAATGCTCCATCTGGATATGGTTTATATGGTGGAGCTGTAACTGGTAGAAGAATTTTTATGACAGGCCCTAATGCACCAAAAGGACATCTGTTACAATTTAGATTTAAACTTAGAGCAGGCGGTAAGGTATATAAAGAGTTAAAGTTGATGATGTTACTTGGTGGTGGTGCATATCTTCCAAAAGGTGATAAAAATAAAAAGAAAAGGTAGATAAAATAAAAATAGTATGTTATAATAAAAATAAATACATTATAGTTTACTATGATCAACTTGCGTGAACAAATTTTAAAATCACAAATTAATTACTATCAAGGATTAATTTGTAAACATCAACAGAATGTTGAAATTTATTTAAATCAACCTGTTGGTATTGGTGAACATCATGATGTCATGGG